AGTAGCTCTAAAAAGCAACATAATTTCATGGCTGCGATAGCCAATTCGCCATCGTTTGCTAAGAAAGTAGGAATCCCGCAGTCCGTGGGAAAAGACTTTAACGAGGCCGATAAAGGCCGTAAATTTTCTAAAGGTGGTGATACTATGGCTTCTAAAATGAACCCCGGCTTCATGGCAATGATAGCTAAGAAAAAAGACGGTAAAGCCGAAGGCGGTAAAGCCGACATGAAACAAGACAAATCCATGATGCAGAAGGCTGTGAACAAACACGAAGGCCGTTTACACAAAGGTTCGACCATGACTAAATTGGCTGGTGGCGGCACATTCCGTAAAGATGCTAATGGCGTAGCCCAACGCGGTTTAACCAAAGGTAAGCAAGTCACCATGAAGAAAGGTGGGATGTGCTAATGGCTAAAGCTCCAACCGTCAGTAAAAAAGAGCTAGAAGATTCTGGCTTTACGAATTTACGAGACTACCTCAATGACAAACGTGGATTGACCCGTAAAGGTTCTCCTATTGCGTTTAAACGTGCAGATCCAATTACCGCCGACTCTGAAAAAAGCAGAAGTCGAGGCAGTCGTTCTAGCGAGCCAGATATGTCTGAACGCGACGAACTTGGTAAGCAGATGAGTGAATCTGGCACTGATATGGCTATGGCACAGCGTGATGAAGACGCTGCTTCCAAGTTCCTACGTTCTGGCGAAGCTGGTAATGGACGTGGTTCATACTACAAGTCGGATGGACGAGCCGTAATCCAAAAGCAAAACGAAGCTGCTAATGAGATGAAACGTGAGTCTCGCGGCATGAAAAAAGGCGGAGCCGTTAAAAAGATGGCTTCTGGTGGCTCAGTTTCTTCCGCCTCTAGTCGTGGTGACGGTATTGCTCAACGGGGCAAAACTCGTGGAAAGATGTGCTAAATGAAATACCCTAAAGATGTCCCAGTGGACGAGCCTGTAGCCAAGCCAAAGCAGGCAAAGGCCAAGATGTACCCTGACTCAGTCCCTGTGGATGAACCAGTGGTAAAAAAAGCCAAGGGCGGATCCATCCGTGGCGGCGGTATCGAGTCCCGTGGCAAGACAAAAGGTAAGATGATTGCCATGTGTGGCGGCGGAATGTCGAAAGGAAAAAAATGATGTCCAGCCGTGGCATGGGTGACATTAACCCCTCTAAAATGCCATCAGCAATTAAGAAAGCCCGCCGAGACGACACTGCGTTTACACAATACGCAGATGGCGGTAAAGTGGGTTTGTACGCGAACATTCATGCCAAAAGAGCGCGTGGAGAAAAAATGCGTAAGCCGGGAGCTAAAGGTGCTCCTACTAACGCAGCTTTCTTGCAAGCCGCTAAAACGGCAAGGAAATAACAATGGCAACCTCCGGAACCACATCATTCAATTTAGAACTCACAGAAATTGTTGAGGAAGCATTTGAACGTGCTGGTTCCGAGCTTCGTTCCGGTTATGACCTAAAGACAGCTAGACGAAGTTTGAATCTTCTATTTGCAGACTGGTCTAATCGTGGTGTCAACATGTGGACGTTTGAACAAGGCACGATCACGCTAATACCCGGCGTTAGCACATATGCGCTACCTGACGACACCGTAGACCTTTTAGAGCATCTTATACGCACAGGCGCTAACTCCGTGGCGACTCAGGCTGATCTAACAATCACCCGGATCAGTGTTTCTACCTATGCAACCATTCCAAACAAGCTGCAACAGGCTCGCCCGATCCAGATTTGGATTCAAAGAATGGACGGTCAGACCAATTTAGTTGCCTCTACCGTCACCACGGCAGTCACAGCAACAGATTCAACAATTGCTTTAAGCAACATAAATCCCCTGCCATCAGCAGGATTTGTAAAGCTAGACAACGAAATCATCAGCTATAGCTCAGTTACCTCCACAGGTGGCACAGCCGGAACTCTGAACTTTTGCGGCAGGGCACAGCAAGATACCGCAGCAGCTACCCATATCGTAACAACTCCAGTTTATTGGACTCGCCCACCAGCCGTAACAGTCTGGCCTACCCCAGACAACACAACAACCTACCAGCTTGTTTACTACCGTATGCGCCGTGTTGACGATGCCGGAAGCGGTGTAAACACTATGGACGTTCCATTCCGGTTTTTACCTTGCATGGTTGCAGGGCTTGCCTATTATTTAGCGTTAAAAGTGCCCAACGGGGCACAGCGCCTAGAGATCTTAAAAATGCAGTATGACGAAGCTTGGGAATTAGCTTCAACAGAAGACCGTGAAACAGCCGCCTTGCGGTTTGTTCCTCGACAGACTTACATTTAAATGGCTAATAGGTTTGCTTCAGGTAAGAAGGCGATTGCAATCTGCGATAGATGCGGGGCGCAGTTTAAACTTGTTGACCTGAAAAAAGAGATTATTAAGACCAAGGTCTATGACCTTTTGGTCTGCAAGAGTTGCTGGGATCCAGATCAGCCACAACTCCAGTTGGGTATGTATCCTGTAGATGATCCTCAAGCTTTGAGGAATCCTCGTAGAGATACCACATATTTTGTTTCCGGACAGATGACTGACGGATACAATAGTGGTGGATCTAGGGATATTCAGTGGAATTGGAACCCTGTTGGTGGGTCTAGTTTTTTTGACGCCTCTCTAACCCCAAACTACCTAGTTGCAACCACGAGTGTCGGAAATGTTACGATAACGGTATCATGAAAACTTGCACTGTTTGTAAAGAAAATAAGCCTGTAAACCAGTTTGAGTTACAGAGATGCCAATGTTTGGATTGCCGAAAAAGTTATTTTAAAGTTCGAAGAGCAGCGTACTACGCACGAACAAGAGAAGCCTCAATTTTAAAAACAAAACTTTGGCGAGAGCAAAACCCAGAAAGAAAAGTTCAATTCCGCAAAGCAGAATATTTGGTCAATGCTGAAGCAGCCAAAGAAGCAGCACGAAAATATCGCGCTCAATACCCGGCAAAAACAAATGCTTGGAGTCGTAAACACCAGTTATCCAAAAGGATGCAAACGCCAAAGTGGCTAACGCAAGACGATCACTGGATGATTGAGCAGGCTTATGAATTGGCAGCGCTTCGTACCAAGTTGTTTGGTTTTTCTTGGCAAGTTGACCATATCGTTCCTTTACAAGGAAAACTTGTGTCTGGGCTGCATACCCCGTACAATTTGCAAGTCATACCCGCAAAGCACAACCAAAGCAAGTCAAATCAATTTACGGTTTCATAGGAGTTAATCATGGCATACACAAAAGCTGCAGATGGCGTTACTGTAAAAGGTAAAACCAAAGGCAAAAATCTTGGCGATAGCGGCCCTTCCGTTGGCATTCAGCATGGTGGAAAAGGTAGCAAAGGCGGCAAGACCAATGAAGAAATGCTGAAGCTAGGCCGTGGTCTAGCTAAAGTAGCTAATCAAAAGCGAGGCTAATATGGCAACACAAAGCATGAAACGCATGGGTAAAGAAGTTGGCCCTGCCAGCCTCTACGCTAAACCCCACACTATGTCAGGCAAGGGTGTCACCGTTGCTGAGAATCCCGGCAAAGAACCTAACCGCAGCAAGTTAGACTCGTTTGACGTAAGCGTAGGCAACATCAGTAAATCCGCTGGTAACGAGCCAACTAAGACCGATGGAATTAAAATCCGTGGCACAGGCGCAGCTACTAAAGGTGTAATGGCACGAGGCCCAATGGCATGAACTACGCTGCTCTAGTGGTTGCTATCTCCGATTACACGGAGAACACATTCCCAACTACGGATATGAATACGTTCATAACGCAGGCAGAGCAGCGCATTTACAACACCATTCAGTTCCCTTCAATACGTAAGAACGTAACGGGTATTTTGTCAACCAACAACAAGTACCTGTCTTGCCCCAGTGACTTCCTTTCGCCTTATTCGTTAGCGGTGATTGAGGGCTACGGAACGGCTACGGAGACGTACCATTACTTGCTGAACAAGGATGTTAACTTCATTCGTGAAGCGTACCCAACCCCTGCGGATACAGCCCTGCCTAAGTACTACGCTTTGTTCGGGCCTACTACAACTGCGGGTAACCCACCTGTACCGACCAATGAGTTGTCGTTTATTCTTGGCCCAACGCCAGATGCACAGTACTACGCAGAACTACATTACTACTATTACCCTGAGTCCATTACCACCGCGTTAACTACATGGTTGGGCGACAACTTTGATTCCGTGTTGCTCTATGGGTCGTTGGTGGAAGCAATCACCTATATGAAGGGTGAGGCTGACATGGTTGCTCTTTACGATGGCAAGTACAAGGAAGCGTTAATGCTGGCTAAACGACTTGGCGATGGCCTTGAGCGTCAGGATGCGTATCGTAGTGGTCAGTATCGTCAGGCAGTCACATGATCGTCCAAACCCAGACAACTTCGTTTAAAGCAGAGGTGTACCAAGCGGTACACAACCTGCTGACGGACACCATTAAGATTGCCCTCTACACGGCTGATGCTAACCTTGATGAGACTACCACGGTATATACCACCCTCAATGAGGTTGTAGCGTCAGGCTATACAGCAGGTGGCGAGGTCATGACCGGGGTAGCACTTAATACTTCTGGGTACACGGTCTACGTTAACTGGGCCAATACGTCTTGGTCAACATCCGTGACAGCACGGTGTGCCTTGATTTACAATGCCAGCCAAGGAAATAAGTCCATTGCGGTGTTAGATTTTGGGTCAGATAAAACATCTACCGGTACGTTTACCATCACAATGCCAGCCAATACAGCCACTTCAGCGTTAATTCGCAGTTCTAACTAGGAGTTTGATATGTCCAACGAAAAAGCACACGGTCTAGACGCAGTAGCAAGCGCATTAACGCAAGCCAACAGCACCGGGGATTCGGCAACTGCCAAAGGTGTTTACACCATGCAGTGTCTTGACGCAGACGGTAATCTGAAGTGGGAAGCACGTTGCCCTAACCTAGTGGTAAACGAAGGTTTACAAGACATGAACGCCCAGTACTTCAAAGGCTCTGCATATACCGCTGCTTGGTATATTGGACTGTACGGCGCTGCGGCTTCTAACAGCCCTGCTGCTGGAGACACAATGGCATCTCATGCTGGTTGGACTGAAATCGTTCCTTACAGCAATGCTACACGCCCTGTGGCTACTTTCGGAACAGCTACTACAGCCAACCCATCGGTACAGACTAACTCTGCTTCTCCAGCATCGTTTACCATTAACGCCACAGCGACTGTGGGCGGTGCGTTCTTGGTTAGCAATAGCACTAAGTCTGGCACGACAGGTGTTCTGTTCTCTGCCTCTGACTTTACAGCCCCCGGAGACCGTTCGGTGGCTTCTGGCGATACCCTCAATGTCACATACACATTCAGCTTGGCTGGCTAAGGATTTAACATGGCACAGTTTAAAAAAGGCGATACCGTCCAATTAAAGGCAGTGGTTCCTCAAGGCCCTGTCATGGCTATGCGTATGGACGACGATGGCAACGTGCAGTACCTAATTGGCTGGACTGTTGATGGTGAGCCACAACAACGCTGGTTTGATGAAGCACAGCTAGAAGCGGTGTAGCCCTTCGGGGTTTGACGCATGTTTGGCTACGCCACCTTTGCTCAGGCTCCCTTTGCCGCCCTTGGGCAAGTCCCAACTACCTATGCGTCTAGCATTGAAGAGACAGCCACGGGGACGGATGTAGCAGCGGCTATACAACTTTTTGTATCTTTTCTGGCAGAAACAGCAACAGGTACAGAGACAATAAGTTCAGCGCAGACGTTTAAAACTGCGGTTACGGAAGCAGGTACAGGCTCAGAGACAGTAAGTTCAACGCAGACATTTGTTACCGGAATATCAGAGACAGGAACCGTAACCGATGTTGACTTAGTAGCCGGAAGCACGTTTACACCTAGTTTGGAAGAGTCTGCGACCGTAACAGACAGTAATTCGGCAGTGCAGGTGTATGTGTCGGATTTGGCGGAAACAGGAACGATTACAGACGCGGCTTCAGCAATACAGACGTTCATTACCGCCGTGGTAGAGGCGGCTACGGGGACACAGACAGACTCCACAGCACAGACATTTGAGACAGCCGTTACAGAGACCGGGGCAGTAACTGACGCAGATGCAGCATGGCAGGCGTTCTTTACCTCGATAACCGAGTCTGCTTCGGGGCTGGATGCGTTGGCTACATCGTTCGTGTTCTTTGGTACTTCGGAAGATTCTGCGACCGGTACGGATGCAAGTTTTGGACAGCTAGGTGCTGTGGCGTTTATAAGTGAGACCGGGGCAGTCACAGATACAGCAAGTTCTTTGGCTATATTTGAGACAGCAATAACCGAAAGCCTAACGGGATCGGATGTTTTTGTAGCCACAGCGGTGTTCATTGCCGCGCTCCAAGAGGCGGCTACTGGCTCAGATTCGTTCTCAGTGCGGTTACTATGGGAGGTTATCAATGACAGCCAGACCGTAAGCTGGCAAAATATAGATAGCGCACAGACCCCAGTGTGGAGTGTAATTAACGCCGCACAGACTACCAATTGGGTAGTCATCAATACGCAAGGATAAAAAATGGCCCTCGTACTCGCCGACCGCGTTAAAGAAACGACCACAACCACGGGCACAGGTACGCTTACATTGCTAGGTGCATCCATTGGGTTCCAGTCCTTTGCAGCCGTCGGTAATGGGAACACTACCTATTACACTATTTCATCCAACGGCGGGGCTGAGTTTGAAGTGGGTATTGGTACGTACACATCCTCTGGAACAACCCTGTCTCGTACCACGGTGCTGACTTCCAGCAATTCTGGTAGCTTGGTTAACCTGTCCGCAGGAACTAAAGATGTTTTTGTAACGTACCCAGCGAGCAAGTCCACTTACGAGACAGCAGGCCAAGAGATATACGCTGGAGCAGATGGCTCCATCTACCTGAACGCAATCACAATCACCAAAGACACCGCCGTACCCGCAAACTACAACGGGATGAGTGCTGGGCCTATAACCGTAGCAAGTGGAATTACGGTAACTGTTGCAACTGGAAGCGTCTGGACAGTCGTATGACCTACCCAAAACCATTATTTTTTAATACAATAGCTACATACCCGTAAGGATTTGAGATGACCACATCAGCAACCACGCTCTTAGGATTGGCCCTCCCGGTCGATGGGGAGCTATACGGCACTTGGGGCGATACAGTCAACGACTCTATTACCTCGCTACTAGACACGGCTGTAGCAGGCACGACTACACTCAGCGCAGACTCCGACGTAACTTTAAGCACCACGGACCTAGCAGCCAACCAAGCGCGTCAGGCAATTATTCTGTGGACCGCAGGCGGTACAGCCACTCGGACAATTACAGCCCCGGCACGGTCTAAGCCCTATATCTTAATTAACAAGACATCGGGCACACAGAACATCAAACTCGTAGGCGCTGGACCTACCACTGGAATTACCTTGGGTGCTGGCGAGAATTGCGTAGCAGCTTGGAACGGGGTTGACTTCATTAAGATTTCATCGTCAGGCGGTGCAACAGGTGGCCCCGGAAACGGTTTTGTTTACGAGAATGACATCACCGTAACGGAAGACTACACCATCACCACAGACAAGAACGCCATGAGCGCCGGACCCCTGACGATCAACAATGGCATCACAGTAACCGTACCGTCTGGCTCGGTCTGGATCGTTTTGTAAGGAACAAACATGACAATCACAATTAACGGGTCAGGTACGGTTACAGGGGTTACAACCCTTGCGACTACAACTGTCAGTCAAGCCCTAACTACTCCCATCGTCACTACAACCATTGGTGTTGGTAACGCTACCCCATCAGGTTCAGGTTCGGGTATTACTTTTCCCTCAACTCAATCAGCATCAACTGACGCAAACACGCTGGATGATTATGAAGAGGGGACTTGGACTCCCGTTTTAGTTCCAGCATCAGGTTCAATTACAACTCAAAGTTCTTATGGGTATTACACAAAAACAGGGAATAGCGTTACCCTACTTTTTGCTGTTACCGTACTTAATGGTGGAACTGCTAGTGGCCTTGGTACTTTGACTGGTTTGCCTTTTACATCACAAACTGTAAGCCCCGCTCTTGGCGGTAGTCGTGCTGGCACTTGTTCGGTTAGAGAAGATGGCGTATCAGGAAACTTTTATTTTGGGTATGTTCTTTCTAATAATACACAGTTAACAATTACAACATCAACAGCCGCAGCATTAAGCTATGCTAATAATGTTTGTTATGTTGCTAGTCTTGTATATCGTTCAGCAAATTAATTAGCCGGACATTTAAAAAGGAATAAACATGACAATCACTAAAACAACTAACGTAGACCAAATCACCGTGACTGAGAACGGCATCGTTCTCTATCGTGAGGCAACTCGCATCATGGAAGATGGTAATCAAATCAGCCAAACCTATCACCGCACAAGCCTGACACCAGCACAAGACTTGACAGGTGTTCCTGCCAACGTGGTGGCTATCTGCAATACGGCATGGACTGCTGAAGTTATTGCTGCTTATCAGGCTCAAGTGGCTGCTCAACAAGAACTTATGGGGGTTCAATAATGGGAGTTAAACTCGCAGCGGCAAGCGGTGGAAGCATCGAACTTGTCCCAACAAACACAGCTAGTAACTTTACGGTGACAGTCCCTGCGGTGACAGGGACTATGCTGACAACAGCTACGGCTGGCACTGTGTTGCAGGTGGTTAATGCTACAACTTCAACAGCAGTTACAAACGCATCTGTTACTTATGCTGATACAGGTTTAACTGCTTCAATTACACCAACATCCACAACCAGCAAAATTCTTGTATTAGTAAGTCAAAATGGTGTTTACAAAAGCACTTCTGACACTTCTGCAAATTTCAAATTATTAAGAAACTCTACTGATTTATCTATATTTTGCAGATATGGTGCTGCATCAGGTTCAACTGCATTTATTGGTGTTGCTTCTGCAAGCACTAATTATTTAGATAGTCCAGCGACAACTTCATCTACAACTTACAAAACACAAATTGCATCAGATTCAGGTACTTCTCTTGCTGGTTGCCAAGTTGCTTCCGCAGTTTCTACAATTACTCTTATGGAGATTGCAGCATGATAAAACAAGAAGTAATTTATAAGCTGCATCCAACAGTAGTAACCATCCGTGGCGATGAAGCCTTCGACGCTGCTGGCAACCCCGTGCAATACAGCGAGGCTGCTGTGCAAGCCTACATGGATGCCAACGCATACAAAGACAAACGTGCCGCAGCATACCCATCAATTGCAGACCAGCTTGACCTGCTGTATCACGGTGGCATGGACACTTGGAAGGCAGCAATCACAGCGGTAAAAGAGGAGTTTCCAAAATGACCACATCAATAGGCGGCACAACAGGCATCACGTTCAACGATGCCTCGGTACAGGCAACAGCAGCAACAGGGTTTGGCAATGAGTAATTTTGCACCTACTGCTTTGCTCGTGATGACGCACAGGGTCACAGGGCTGAAGTATTTCTGCAAAACAGCACAACTGAATACGCTAAAGTATTACAGAGGTAGTGGGCATTACTGGAAACGTCATTTAAAAGTTCATGGCAAAGACATTGACGTAGGCGTTCTCGGTGTTTACTTTGAAGAAGCCAGATGCCTTGCTGCCGCAAAAGAGTTTAGTGAACTGCATGACGTTGCAAACAACCCAGAGTGGGCCAACCTAATTGCGGAAAACGGGTTTGACGGAGCGCCTTCTGGGGTTCATCACCCGATGTATGGAAAATTGCACCCAAAGAAAGGCATACCCCGCCCAGAAATGAGCGCACGGTATCTTGGGGAGTTAAATCCTATGTGGGGAAAAGTTGGCGCTATGCTGGGTGTTAGCAAGCCAAAAGGAGTTAACAGCCCGTTGTACGGAAGAAAACGTCCTGAAGGTGGGGGTAAGCCATCAAAGGCTGTTGTTTGTTTAACAACCCAAAAAGAATTTATGTCTGTATCTGAAGCCGCTAGGTCTTACAAAGGACACGGAACTACAATTAGTAAGTGCTGTTTAGGTAAGTCAAAAACAGCGTATGGAATGGAATGGGCATACAAGGAGACACTATGTCAGTAAGTCTAAACGGAACAAATGGTTTGACATTCAATGATGCGTCAACCCAAAACACAAGTGCGTTTTATGGTGGTCTAGCCTTCCGTAACCGCATCATCAATGGTGCGATGGGAATAAGTCAGCGTAGTACAGCTTCATTTACTCAAACTACTGCCGTTCAATATACCCTTGATAGATGGTTTGCGTATGGTTCAGTAGCTTCTAAATTTACAGTCCAGCAAAATGCTGGTTCGGTAACGCCGCCCGCTGGATTTATTAACTATCTTGGAGTTACATCAAGTTCGGCATATTCCATAAGTAGCACCGATTTGTTTCAAATTGTCCAACGGGTTGAAGGCTTAAATATCTCAGATTTTGCGTGGGGGACTGCAAGCGCGGCTTCAGTAACCTTGTCATTTTGGGTGCGCAGTTCTTTAACAGGAACATTTGGCGGGTCAATTGGAAACAGTGCATATACTCGCTCGTATCCTTTTAGTTACACAATTTCTTCCGCAAATACATGGGAGCAAAAATCAGTAACTATTGCGGGAGATACATCGGGGACTTGGCTAACTACAAACGGTGTCGGTCTTTACATCTCTATTGGATTAGGTGTTGGCTCTACATATTCAGGAACCGCTGGTGCTTGGGCTGGTACAGAATACGACTCTGCCACAGGAGCAACCAGCGTAGTCGGCACAAACGGAGCCACCTTCTACATCACAGGCGTTCAGCTTGAAAAAGGCAGCACAGCCACATCGTACGACCATAGGCCTTATGGGACTGAGCTTCAGCTTTGCCAACGCTATTATTGGAGAAGCGTATCAGGCGTTCTTTATAGTACTTTTGCCATTGGTGTTGTTGATAGTGCGGCTTCCTGTTCTGGCGTGTACGCAAAACATCCAGTAACAATGAGAACTACTCCAACTTGTTCATTTTCAAATTTACGTTTGTCTGATGGCACAGGCGCACCAGCCGTTACTTCTTTAGCTGGAAATTGGAGTTCAACAGAATCGTGGTCACAAGGATTTAATGCTTCAGGTGCTGGTTTAACACAAGGTAGAGCAGTTGCAATTCAATCAAACGGCTCATTAACATCATATATTGACGCTTCTGCGGAGTTATAAAATGTATAAATCAACTAAAAACAATTATGGCGGTGAGCCACAAAGCGTAATCCGTTTATCAGACAACGCTTGCATCCCCTTCGACCCCGCCAATACAGACTACCAAGCCTACCTAGCTTGGCTTGCTGAAGGCAACGCCCCACTACCTGCGGACGAATGACATGAACCAGTCCGAACGCGCTGAACTTGTTGCCGATATTGCTGCGGCGATTAAAGCATCATCTACTCTGTCTGAAGATGAGGTGCGTTGGGTCAAACTTGCCATTGAAAAGCAAGAGCAGTCAATCAAACTGCGCCAAGCCATCATTGAGAAGACATTGGGCGGCTTGGTGTGGGCTGCTTTGGCTGGGCTGGCCTACCTTTTATTTGACTTTGCAAAGAACCACGGATTCAAGTGATAGATGCAATTGCTTCAGCACAGATACCTTGGCCCAACACGGAAACAAAAATCGTGCTGGTGTGCCGCGTCGTGCTGCCAAGCGAGAAGTATGGAGCGAATGAGTTTTTAGATAAGGACGGCAGAGTCTGCCGGTGGGTGCTGGAGACTAAGAATGCTGGAC